CAAGGTTGGTGGTATGGGTTCCGGCTGAGACGTTGATGGTGTGCTCCCAATAGTACTGTGCCCACGCCTGATGCAACCCCGGAGTGGTGAAAATGATCATATCTCCACCGTCAATGTTCGGAAGGAAGTAATGCTCAGTGTATTTGGAGTTGTCGAATCCTACTGCACCGGAAGAATAGAGTAGTGCGTTCACGCTGAACCTTACTCTACGGTCTGTTGGGACGGTGAAGGTTCCATGCCCTTCCCTTAGAAGAGGAATAGAAAGTAGTCCGGTATAGGTGTTCTGCCATCGATGTAGGACACCGAGAGAAGCACCATACGGGATAGAGTAGTTTATTCCTCCGGTTGCAACTGCGGCATTGGTATTAGTGTTTCCTGCGGAAACAACAAAGCGCTTGAGTTCAACTGCACGGGCAGGGAGGACGGTCCCCACACCGACGACAATATTTGCGTCCCCTTCAATGGAAGGGTATCGTTGCTGGACGTAGATAATGTCTGTACGTGAGCCAGAACCCGGAGCCGCTGCTGTTGAGATAGTAGTGGTGGCAACAGGAGCAAGGATAATCTCGTCTGTAGCCGTTTTGATTGCTACGACTCCTGAATTAATCGTATAACTCATGATGGATGCGCTGGTTGTGATAGTACATCCACTGATAATTCCGGGGGTAAAAAGTCCACCGTAGATTTTTCTAATATCAGATGACGATGTTCCGGAGGAACCGTCTGCTGCTGGATCGACGCCAAATCCTGAAGTCATTTGTCTCTTCTTCCTAAATCCAAGTATCTCTATACATTATATCACACCAGCCTGAGCCATTCTGGATTGGTGTGAATGTGGGCTGTATGGTAGCCCCAGCAGGAATTGAAAACCAATCCCTTCGATTAACCAGTGTGGTTTTATCCACACCATTTTGAGTAGCGGTCCCTTTAGCCGTATCGATAATGACCGGAGCCGAGAAAGTCACCATTCCGGCATAGGTAATTACCTTCCCAAGATTGTCCTCGACAGAGAACCCGGAGAAATAGTCCCCCGTTACAACGAAAGTAGGCCATGCATCAGCGTTTCCATTATTTTTAACGGTCTGAATGGTGTTCTCGCCTGCCAGATTATAGTCAAGCGGATAAGATAGTCGATATTGTAGACCTCCTAGCGTGACATTAGCTCCAGCCTGAAATACTCTCATTGGGCCGTAGATGTGTGGGTCCGGAGCGTACAAATCGATTTTGAACACAGCAACATTGTCAAGCTGCTGGGTCCATGAGACAGCACCTTCCAGCCCAACTGTTGCATATCGGGTATCCGAGGAGGTTTCCACGGACATTTCCACATACTCTCCCGCCCGAAAAAGCCCAGTGAGTTGATCACGCATAGTCTGGAGTTCCGCACGATTAAGAGCGACAGCGGTCCCAGACAGGGATATAAGGCGGGACGAGAATGTGTAGGGTTCACTGAAGTCACCGTTGGAAACGGGGCGGACTGTGGCATCTCGTCGCGCAGCCGTTCCATCAGTCCACCCAACCATAGCTACAGGATCAAGCACAAACTGCCCGTAGGGGGCAATTCGTGACGAACGGAATACCGTATCCTTGATTGTCACTATGATTTTGTCGTTCTTGAGATACATTTGTCTATCCTAGTTTGAAGTGGAAAGTTTCCAGTACATGTGATTCATTGCAGCTTCACCAATTTGTGTCTCATTGAGACCCTGAGATGGATTTACTGTAAAGTTCACATTGGTGACTCCTCCAATACCGGACTGGCCGAATACACCAGTTCCGGTCGAAGCGCGGGAGGTTCCGGTAACAGTGTCTCGGGAGAGTACCGGAGCAACTGTCGCGGTTACGGCTTGTTTCTGAGAAGCCGTTTTAACAGCAGGAAGCATAATATCGGCTATCTCCGGAACCGCTGCTTCTGCAAGAGTCGCAGTGGCCTTCTTGACACGTCCCACCATGGACTCAATACCAATTGCCAGACCAGCGCCAAGCTGCTTACCGACCTGATCACGCATGACACGGGACGGAGACTTGATTCCGAAGAAGTTTTTGATAGTATCAAGAGCACCAGCGGCAATATTCTTAATGGTGTCAACAATCGCACCCGAAGCATTACGGATACCTTGGGCAAGACCGTCGATCAGGTCTCGACCAGCGTTCAGCAGAAGACTACCGAAGTTACCGATATTGTTGAGGATATCGCTTCCGATTCGTCCTATTGTGTCGAGGACGTTTTGTATGTTACGCTGTACCTCATTGACAAATCCGCTGACTCCGTTTACGATGTTGTTCCAGACATCGCGCACGAAGTTACCGATGGCGCTCCATGTGGAGTTCCATGCGTTGTTAATTCCATTGACCACATTGTTGATGGTGTTGGATACGTTCTGGATGGCTCCCGAGACGAAGGAAACTATGTTGTTCCAAATGGTCGAGAAGAAATTTGAAATCCCGCTCCAGATGGAGTTCCATGTATCCGAGATACCATTTACGATATTGACAATCGTGTCCCTGATTCCATTAATGATTGGCGAGTAAATCGCTACCATCAGGTTCCAGATTGTGGTAAAGTAGTCAACAATTCCCTGCCATACAGCATTCCACGTATCTCGGACTCCATTCACAATTCCCGTAATGGTGTCAGAAATTGACTGAATGATTGGACTGTAGATGGCAACCATCTGATTCCAAACAGTCGTAAAGAAATCAACGATTCCCTGCCACACTGAGTTCCACGTCGAGACAATTGCATTAACAATTGTCGTAATGGTGTCAGAAATTGACTGAATGATCGGTGTGAAGAATCGGACGAGGTTGGTCCAGATACCGATAAAAATTGTAGAAATAATCTCCCACGCGGCTGTCCAGATCGCGGTAATAATATCAACAGCGCCCTGAATGATAGATGTGATCAGATTGACAAGAGGCTCAAAGAACCATACAATACCGTTCCAGATATTCCTGAAAACATCAGCCATAAAGTTGAACGCGCCGACCCAGATGCCGATGTACATCTGGACACCAGTCGAGATGATTGTTACAATCGTGTTGATGACATTCGAAATGAAATCAACGACAGGACGGAAGAAGTCAGCTACTCCGTTAACAATTCCGCCGATGAACTGGCCGACCTGATCCGCGATACCTCCGAAGAAGTTACCGATTCCGTCACCAACGACACTAAGGCCCTTTTCGAAGTTTCCTCCGAAGTTTCCAAAGAATCCTTGGATGAAGGTGATTGCCTCACCGACCCACTTACCGATTCCGCCGAAGAAATCACCGGCAGCTTTTGTGGCACCTTCAAACATCGGAACTACGTTAGTGTTCCAGAAGCTAACAATATTTCCTATGACTTCACCGATGAATTTGAATGCAGCGTCTATACCGTCCTTAAACCATCCGACGTTGTTGTAAGCCCAAATTACACCAGCGACCAGAGCAGCTATACCCGCGACGATACCAGCGATTACCAAAGCAACAGGGTTAGCCAGAGCAGCTATGTTGAATCCGGTCTGAATAGCAGTAGCAAGTGTCATACCGGCACGGTACGCGGCCATTGCCGTAGTAATGCCACTGATGATACCCTGAATAGCTACAGTGGCCTTCCAAGCAGCAGCAAATCCAACCACACCGGCAATGATGGCTGGCAAGGCTGGGCCAAGCGTCTCGACAACCTGTGCGATAAATGGAGCCACAGCCTGAATGATTGACGTTATGGCAGGGGCTACAGTAAGCATTACGGAAGTAAGTGAATCAAAGGCAGGCTTGAGCGCTTGGATGATCTGAATAAGAGCGTCACCAAGGACCGGGATCAGCGGATCGATAGCCTGCTTCAAAGCGGTTATTAGAGGCAATGCCACTTCAAGGGCAGCAGCGAGTACCCCACCAATGTTGGCAGCAAGGCTACCGATAATGGAGAGGAACGCGCCCATCTTTGGACCCATGGTTCCGACGACAGGTGCCAGTGCTTCAAAGCCCTTCTGGATTCCGTCAAACATGGCAGCAAATCCAGCTTGGAATTCCGGGTTCGAGGTAATGGCAGCGATGGCATCGGAGACTACCTTGATGACACCGGCAATGGACTCAAGGGCAGATCTGACGGTCGGTGCCGCAGAACCAATTGCCCCGAAAAGCTTGAAGAAGGCGTCTCCAAGGGATGAGGCAACAGCGTTGGCACCTTGGAAGATTGTTGTAAGCGCCTTAATGCCTTCCGGAGAGTTGACAGCAGTGTTGAGTCTGTCAACAAAACTCAGTAGTGTACCGAGTCCATCAGAACCAGCGGCACGGGCTGCATCGGTGATGCCAGAAAAGATGCCAGCAGTTTCGGCAACAATAGATCCGAGTCGCTTCAGGTTGGTAATACCCTCTTCAATCCAACGCCTAAGGTCACCATTAGATGCTGCCGCATTGATGAAGTTTGAGAACTTGTTGGAAACCTCAACAAACCATGTAGCAAGTCGAGGAAGAAGCTCCCCACCAACCCAGCCCAATTCCACGAAGGCCTGTACCAGAGGTTCAAGTGCCTGTGATGCTATGTCTATAGACTTGGAGAGGAATCCAAACATCCCTACGATGACATTGTTATCCAGATGAACCTTTAGGGCTTCAGCCAGCTTTTCAGTCCATCCGCCGAGGGCACGTGCAGTGCTGGCAAGTCCTTCTTGGAATTGTGGGAAAAGCGTTTGGGACATGTCGCGTAGTGCATTACGGGCCACGTCCCAAAAGTTGCTTTTGATAGTGTTGCCAAGAGTCTTGTATTGCGCTGTTACTTCAGGAAGTTGCTTTCCGAAGTCCTTCAATGCTACAATCAATGTACCGATACCGACGAGGAATCCTGTAGCCATTCCGGGAGCAGCAATTGCAGCCATAGAAATAATAGACCCAAGAGATGCCGCAAGGGTTGAGAGACCACCAATGGATGAGATCGCGGCACCGCCGATGGACCCCAGCATTACTGCCATCTTTGCGATTCCCGGAACAGCCTTATCAATGTTGATGAAGTGGTCGGCCATCTTCTTGAGATCACCAGCAAGAACTCGGGCACCAGTCATACGTGCAATGGCATTGCCAGCAGCCACGAGAGGCCCCGAATTCATCACGACATTAACACGAAGCTGGCGCATTCTTGTCAGGAGGGCTAGCCTTGCGCGTGCTGCTTCATCATCAACATCCGGGGTCACTGTGGGGTTGGATCTCCCCATGTCATCGAGCATATCGTCAATTTCTCGACGAGCAGCTAGTGTGTCCGCTTCAAGCTGGACTGTTGCTCTAAGAGATTGGTTTGCAATTTCATGCAAATCTATGATAGCTTGTCTAGGATCGGTATCAACACCAATATGTACAGTCTGATCCTGAAGGTGAGAGAGGTTGGTGATGTTCTGTAGATCGGAGACTGCCTGCTCAGTGTTCACATTGACTGTAATAGTCTGATCACCTAGGACAGTGTTGGCTAGATCATCTAGCGAGCGTTGGGCAGAGGACGTGTCGGCATCGACAGTAAGGGTCTGATCCTCCAGTTGGCTGTCAGCCAGATCAGCCAATTGTGCGGTCGCTGAAGATACATCCGCGTCTACGTGAATAGTAATCGAGTCATTGATCGATTCAATTGCAGAACGGATATCCCTTTCAAGTTTATCCGTAATAGCTCGGATGTTTACATATGCAGACCCGATTACAGTCATCTATTCCACCTAATTACCCATAAACTGGGAGTCCCGGTAGACCCTCGTCGCCTAGCTCTACACCGTTATTTTGGCCCACTGGTAGGTTGTCTATCTCTCCTCGTTCTAGGCGAGCATAGAAATCTTCATCATACGTGGCAGCTTCTCGTTCAAGCGTCTCGTAGAATTCTTCGTCATATACTGTGGCACCCTCAGTCTTAATTTTACCATACACTGAGTTAACTTTATTTCGAACCTTAGTGAGTCCGCCATCAATTTTGGCGTCCTCAATCACGTCTGCACAGAGAACAGCATCTATTATATTCATTGCTCTACGAGCAGTGGACTTGCAGATTAGATCATACAAGTCCACGCCCGATGCTAGATACTGTCCATCTATGAACGACCAGTTACTAAGAAACTGCCGTCCTACTGAGCAGACGCCTTCGTAGGGCGCGAGGTATACGCCTGAATGAGCTTGCCAACTGACTGGGAAATCGCAATCACATCGATCTCCTCTTCGGAGGTACGTAGGTGGGTGTCCAGACGGGTATACTCTTCTGCATCAAGTGCCTCTTTGAGGAAGTTCTTGAACGCAACGATGGACGAGACACCGCCACCGTCCGATGCTTCAAGGAAGTCCATGAGCACGATACCCTGAACAAAAGGCTTTGCTGTGAATGTCTCCCCGCCAAGTTCAAATGTTACGGTCTCGGGAGCCTTGCCTTCTTCGGTGTTCTCACCGGAGGCGGAAAAATTGCGGCTGTCTGCTGCTGTAGGCATATGTCGTTCCTAATATACGTCGTTATCTATCGAATTACACGAGACAGGTTATCTGTCAGATACCTGTTCGGCTTGGTTCCCGGATGGAAAACCATTTTGCTATACACTATTCTACCATGGGAATAGAAGCGCAATGTTTGCGCTCTACGCGGAAGAATGATATGAGGTTTTGTACCGTTGTGGTGCATTAGAGCGATGCGGTTGTTTGCACCTACTGTCGCCACCAGCCCCTTGCCGTCCCGTACCACTTGGTATCGAATGGACTTCTTCAGGGTACCGGTCCTTACCCCGACCTGCCGTCTTGCGAGGCCCTGTAGCTTTATGGCTCTTTTCCTGAGATAGTTCCCTACATCTCCTCTGGGAGATGTGGTCAACTGATCATAGGCAGCTTTGTTCAGTACGAACTTCATTAGGATTGAGCCGATACTGCGGACGCCGTTACCACCAGCGTCATGGCCTGAAAGCCTCCCTGCGGAGATCCTGCGGAAACGTCAGCAAGGGCACCTATGGTCATGGTTTCACCGGCACGAAGGCCAGCATCCATTAGAAGCATGGCATCCTGCATTTGCTTACGGGCAATATCGCTCTGGACATCCGAAGGCAAAGTCTGTACTCCCGTCACAGCCTGAGCAAATTTGGCCGGAACCGTAGTTGTGGGGTTAGCTGCCACTGTGTTAGGCTGCGGGAGAGCGCGGACCACTTCAACAATGTAGACTCCAGTACGCGGTCCAGCGCATTTGACCGGTTCCTGAGCTTGGTTACCCGGAAGACCCGAGTAACCTTGCTCAAAGGAAACCGTCACCTGTTCACAATCGTGAACGGTATCGCCTTGACCGCCGACTGCGAGGTATCTTCTTGTCGGAAGATCCACTCCATGGTCGGCATACGTCGCTACAACAGTGTTGAGGATGAGGTCCGCTATCTCGACAAATTCATTTGGATCGAGCATAGCGGGTTTCCTTAGGTGTTAGTTGATGATCTCGTTTAGCTTACTTACGAGGGTCTTACGGTTCTCACCGTCAAGCTCCGCGGAAAGGGCCTTCTCAGCCTTCTCAGCGTCGTCTCCGACCCATGCGAGGACTTCCTTGATGGAACCCTCGGGAACTGCCTCTTCGTCGGTCTGAGGGGCTTCTACGGCCTCCTCAGATACCTCCTGATTGAAAGAGTCAACGGTCGGATCGGCTTGTTCTACGTTAGGTTCGTTGTATTCTGGTGCTGCGTAAGGATCTGTATCACTCATATTAGTTCACTCTTTCTGCTCTTACCGCTCCCGGCAAGAACACTTTAGGCCTCTTCTTGGCCTTGTAGGGATTTACTGCTGCAAGGAAGAGATCTATTTCGTAGATTCCCACCTTGCCATTAGAGATAAATTCCTGAGGGTCCATCACAGTGTATGATACTCCCTGACGAGCTACTGATGAGATTCGTTCAGGGAGTGCACACGATGGGTCACTCATGTCGGAAAGTATCAGTTCGTTTGCCAGTCGAATTGCTGCTCTCTTACCCGCTGCTGGCGGAGGAGTACCGTACGTGTATGTGACCGAAAGTTCGTTCACAGGGTCCAGTACCCACGGGAGAGCATGTTGCCTCACTAGGTAGCTATTATTTCTTAGGGAAAACTCGGACGGAGTTAGCTCACGCCCCAAGTGTGTAACAGAGTCTATCGATCTGACCGGTGTGTGGCGCAAGCGAAGGTTTCGCTGGCCTTCCGAAAATCTGGGAAGGTTGTACATACTCCCAGAGATAACGTACGGACTGGTTAGGTTTGACGTTGCGATATCTGAAGTATATACTTCAGTTACAGTCTGAACCCCTGTGTACTTCTCTCCTGACAGCTTGTAGAGAATGAAGCTGGCAAAATGGACAGCAGATTCAGTATATGGCCCAGTCGGGTCGCAAGTGTCTGCTGCACTAATCCATAGAGTAGCCATTTTTCTCCAATGCTCTTTCAGTCAATTATACCATATGGTAGAAACAAGACTGGCTGGCCTCGTTGAATAGAGACCAGCCAGTTTGATATAGCGGCGGTTATGTTACTGTTTGGTAGCCAGTTCCAGCAGGGATCGTAGAGGTACGTGCCTGCTGTGCAGGAGCGTCCGATGCGAACGGCCAGAGTGGGGCGGCAGGTCCGTCACCGAATCCTGTGTTTCCGACAGCCCAGCCTTCGAAGCTGGTAGCCATCATGTCGTTCTGGATCGCACGCTCTCCAGAAAGCTGCATCTGTGCGTACGGGAACACGAAGTGCCAGTACAGGTTGGTGCTGGTCTGACGGCCACCGACGTTTGCGATGGACCAGACTTCAATGGCAACACCGTTAGGCGTTGCGTCAACACCTACAAGAGGCATCTTCCAACCAACAGTCTGTCCACCGGAGGATAGCAGGGTACCACCAGCAATGATCTGTGAGAACTCGGGGTCCGGGTCACAGAGTGCGATGCTGAGGGTTACGCGCTTGAGGGTACGTGCAGTCTTCCATGAAGCACATACTGTACCGTCTGCGGCCTTAGTGGTGAATTCTTCGCCGTCTTCGTACTCGGGAGTATATCCGAGAGAGACGAACTTCTTAGTAACGTATGAAGCGCTAGCTCCAGTGACGAGGGCACCTGCTGCATCCAGTTTGGTAACTCGGATTGCAAGTCCTCCAACGCTGGCAGCGTTATCGTGAGCCATGTGGTTCTCCTAATTATGCGTAATCTAGTGTGAGGTCAACTAGTACTGCGTACGAGTCGGTGGTAGCCCATGTGACGGCTGCTGACCCGTCAACGAAATACTCGATATCGTTGATTCGGGAGTTGACAGCCTGATTAAGGTTTCCCGGTATGACAACTGTCGGACCAATGCGGACGGAGATAGGGCCGGTTGCGTACATCCACGCCTTACCAGCGCCAGCGTTGACACCGGTTGGACCCTTCTTCGAGTAACCCACGCCTGATACAACGGAGTTTCCGAGAGGAGAGACAAGCTTTCCGCCATCTTTGTCAAGGTTGAGGGCCGAACCGACTACCGTAGGAACGTGGATGACACCCTTTGAACCCAGAGAGGCGTTTCCAAGGGCTTCTTCCAGCAAGCCAAGACCGTAACGAATCTTTACTGCGGTTCCAGCGGTAGGGGTTACATCAACAGATTGCGCCGAAGCGAGATATCTGTTATCATTGGGGGAGTCAAGAAGTTTTGCTATATCGCCATTCCAGAATTCAATCTCGATTGCCTTCTGCATCACAATATTCAGCGCTTTCTTCGCGCTGTCTTCAACCTCAGCCGGGTTGGTTCCCATGGTGGAAACCTTCACGGATGCCTTAACATCGAAGGGGTAATATGTCTTGAAGTGCTCTTTTGAAGCAGAGTTGTCAATGACAGTAACGGTCTCTGTCGGGCTTGCCCCGAAGATGGAGCCGTTGGCTACAACAACGCCAGCGTCCTTGTTCTCGTAGGTAATCCCGGAGGTCCAAAAGCTATCGTTGTGATCGTACGTAGTGGTAGCTGGACTCAGAATACCGTAAGGGGCGACCTCAAGTCCCGCTGTGGGAACTAGGGTTGTGTTACTGCGTGCCATGTTAATTCCTTAAGTTAATTCTGAGTCCAGCTACTTTTTACTATTTGATTACTGACTAGCTAACCGCTGTAGTAGCGGAAGATGAACCCTTGATTGCAAGAGCGGAGGTTACGCGTAGAGACTCAACGCCGACCTTTGCAACACCTTCGAAAGTCTCAATGAAGAGCTTGTAGTCGTTGGTGCCGTTGAGGGTAGAGTCACGGACGATACCGAGATCAAGAGTTCCACCATCAAGGAAGAGGAAGGTTCCCTCAGAGAAGAGGTACCAGATCACGTTGGCCGGGAAGCCAAGCAGTGCGCCAGCGTTCTGTGCACCGAAGATCTGGCCGGTCTCACCGTCAAGGTGCCAAGACACGTTGATGTTACGAGTAGCGAACCACTTGTTGATCTCGGCTTCGCCAAGGTTGAAGGTTCCGTCGCGTCCGTCTCCCGGAAGCTGCTTGGTCAGGTCTGCACGAAGTGCGTTCTTGAACCACTCAGGGAAGATAACACGGAGAGGAGCGTTCGGGTCAAGACGGTAGCGGCTACGGTAAGCAGCAGCGGCCTGCTCGATCTGAACAAAGATGTCGCGAGCGGCACCAAGCTGGGAAGCAGCGGATACGGAAGTGGAGAGAGCACCGATTCGTGTAAGCAGACGGGTCTCAGCAAAACGTGCCTGCTGAACCATAGCTAGCTGGGTGTGGCGCTCAACAAGCTCGGGGTAAGCGCGTGCTCCAAGGTTACCGAAGGTAAGGCAGAGCGGGATAGCGTCGGTGTAGACGGTGACTTCAACGCCTGCTGCGACACGAAGACATGGCTTGACGG